CAGTGATCCCCTCGTTGAATTTAAAGTAAACACCCAAGTCGACTTTATTTGTTACATCATCATATTTGACATTATCAGTATTTGTGCCTCCGCCAATTTGATCTCTGTAATATCGGCCGATTTGTTGCGCATCTCTCTCTGTTTTCCAATATCTGAATTCGTCGAAAGAAGAAGATACAATATTGGCCAGGCCTTTCGTTATGCCAGTAGTTAAGTGGCCGCTTGCGCCGATAGTGCCGTTAAGAGAGCCTGTGAATGCGCTTACAGTATCGGCGCTCTCGACTCTCTCAACGTGTGCGCCATCAACATAAATATTAGCAATTGTTTTTGTGCCACTCTTCTTTAGTGTGATAGCATAGTGGTGGAAAACGCCGTCTGCGATAGAGGTCAAGCCCGTGTCTAGTGTTATGCTAAAGGCAGCCTCTGACGATCTAAAGATAGTCAAGAAGAAATGGTATTGGCTGAGATTCCCTATGGCTTGAATAGTGAAATACTCAGAATTTATTGCTGAAACAGAATAGTTGCTGAATATATATTCATACATCGGGTAGGAGGTGCTTTCAAAGCCATCCTTTTTCATCCAAAATTCGACTGTCACGCCCTTATCTAAATCAAATTCTAAATTACTGGTTCGTTGGCTGGCAGTATGGTATACATTTGCTTTTGAAATTCCGGTTTTAGATGGGCCGGCAGAAAACTCACTCTTATAATCCCCGCCTGAATCCGCATGTGGGCCGCCCGCAAATGTAATATATTCTGGACTGGATGAAGAAAAATGAAATGCAGTGCCGGGAACTGTTTCAGTTCGAGTACTCGTTGTGCCATTAAAGGTCACAAAACCGTTTGTCCGAGGATATTCGTTTTCAAACAGGAATAAGTCTAAATAAGTGCTATTATTTTCCCACTCAATCTTTTCTGCCCTAGAGCCATCATATGGGTAAGTTTGGTAGATCCGCTTGATTGCCTGATCATAATATTCTTCTGCAAGGCCAAACCGGGCGAAATTAGACGCAGTTGTGAAATCAACGTCAGGGACAAAACGTGCTCTTTTTTCAGAGTAAGCATCGATATATCGAGGGGACTCTAAGTCCTCTCTAATATCATCCTGCGTCTTGTTCTTGACGAATTTTAATGAGTGTCCTTTGTCGAATAGATCTTTTATGCTCATTTGTTTCCCAACTACCTATACAACTAATTATCTTCAACTCTAAATTTGAACACTTCTTCTTGTTCTCTCCATTGTCCTGCGACATAATAAGCCATCTTAATCCCGTATAGGTAGCCAGGTTCTAATAATGACATATCTAAATCAAAATAACTTCCAGATACATCATATGATAAATAAGTATGCATAGTTGCGCTGCCAGTTGAATTATTAATTACTGTATGCTCGTCGACCATACGAAGAATTTCGTAAGATGCGCTTGGAATAATCGTGTTCTCAATATCTCTTGAAGCAACGGAATAAATATTCGGGCTCCAATTGCGAGGACGAGCAAACACTCTAAACCTCGCTTGTTCGTTTTTAACATATTTGGGCTTCAAATTCGTAATCTTCGTCACATATTGGTCATATTGATTCCAATTTGGAGAAGATAGTGTTTTTGGCCGAATCGAGCCGGTATTGTATTCAACGCTGCCACTGTGCCAAACATCGTAGATTGTCTTTAATGTGGAAGATCCTGTGTAGGCAAAAGAAGCAGTGTAAACACCAGTAGAGGACCAGCCACCGGTTACATTTAAATCCCCACCAGATGCTACATCGCCGCCGGCACTTAAAGCTAATTTTGAGCCGTTTGGGGCGGTATCATCAGAAGATCCAGAGTATATACTAACCAAAATTGGACTTGTTCCAACTGCCGGGATATTTTTAAGCTCCCCTCGAACGTAGTTATATAGATATATTGTATTTAAGTTGTCGACTGCTGGAGCAAGGGAACTACTATAATAAAATGTGCCTCGCTGGTCTTTTGTTCTTGAATCCCATCTCGCCTCAATTGCAGGTTTTTTGAAGAAAAATTCACTTGACCGTGAAAAGAAACGCTTTGTATAAAAGCTTTTCTTTTGACCATCGGGATTATGTAGAATTGGGCCATCATCCAAACCATTAAAATTAGAAACATAGCCCTCGTAACTGGCTGTTAGAAATACACCAAGACCATGGTTCGTCTGTGTTGTCGCGACCCACTCCTCTACCATTGCGGTAATGTCCAGTTCTACATCTTCATAACCCTCGCTAAAAGTATATGTGTAGTTGGGCATCGTCTGGGCGGCAGTATATGAAGAGGAGTGATATTCGCCGCCTTGCTTGCCCCAGGCAGTTGCTTTTGCACGGTTGGTCCAGTTCGAACCATCGATAGCATCTTTTGTTTTGTCAGTATAACCCTCCATATCCAGTCCGGTGCCTTCCTCCCAAGATTGTGATACAGCCAAAACATTAACTGTAAAACTCTTCGGAAGTTGCTCAGAATGGCGGGCGTTAAACATTCTTAAATAAAAACTAACACTGCCTGAGCCGGGAATCGTGTTGGCAGTTCGGTCTGCTGATATAGTTGACACTGGAAATTGAAGTAAAGCGCGGGATAATTCTACAGAGCCGGTGTCAGCAGAAGATGTTAAGGTTTGCTGGCCATATATTGAAAACACCTCAAGAATATCAGAAGCACCCATGTTCGAACCAGTGCCCCGAGTGGATATATCCAGTTGATAAGCATTGGTTATTGTGTTGTCTTTGTCTGCGATATACTTCTTAATAGCCATTATATAATTGTCCCCTTAATATCTAAAGCAGGATATTTTAATTCATATATGACATTTTCTGGTGCATAGAGTATTCTACCATCAGCGGAAATATATTGGTCTATGTTGATAGAACTATCTGAGTACAGTGCACCAGCTTTATTTTCTATTTCCACACTTGTTACATCAACAATTTCGTCTAGATTATTTAGTCTGTCGTAAATATTGGTAATATAAAGAGGCTGTCCAATATCCATCTTCTCTAAGAACATATTCTGAATTTCAGTAATCGCGGCATTTAATGCTTCAAACTTGTCTTCAGAATAATCCACTACTGCTGAAAACTTGATTGCAATATTAACAATTTTAGGATCTAGAATATCAATAGTGTCGTTTATCATTCTGTAATGGTTAAGCCAGGTTTTCACGTTATTTTTCAATACTTGGCTGCTCGTGATTAAATTTCTATCTGTGTCTTCCGATAAAAGATATAAATTAAGGTTTCTTTTAAAGGAATCGTGGTCTCTCACAATTCTTGCGCGCTTCAAGCGGCCAAATTTAGCTGGCATTCTGTAAATTAAGGCCTCATAGTCGTCAGATGTAACCGCCCTATTTTGAGATGCAAAAATATCATTAACTCTTTGTTTTAGTTCGTTAATCGTCGGCAAACTTACATCACCAGTTATAGGCGCATCATTAACAACTTCAAGACTCTCTCTAACGAAAGAAATCGAACTTGAATTCGTCGCGTTCTCACCAAAAACAAATATAGGGTCAACCACCGAAGAAAGTCCGCGAGTAGCGACATTAACATTGTCAGAAGTATTTTTTCTGTATGTTATTGTAAGTGTCGTGTTAGCCGGCGCAATACCAAATTTATCAGTTACTAATAATTTAGATGGATCTAGGCTCTCGTCCGTCTCGTAACCGCGGCCGTGCATCTTTAAGACGATATTGGAGGGGTGTGAAATATTGTCCGTTTTTAGCGCTGAGTCAGAGCCATAACCAAACTTAACTTCTATTCTACCATTTCTGTTAAAGGTAACAAAGCGGCGCGGAACTGATGTGGTTACAATAATATTTGGTACATAATCCCGTGTTGCTGGGTCTTTGTTAACAACAGATCTGAACACTGTGTCCTGCGAAAGGTAGTCTACTTCAAAATATTCGTGCCCTTCTGCATCTACGATAGAAACTATTTCTGTTATGTTTGGATCTGAAAGCGGAATTGTTAAAAATCTAGTAAAATCGCCAACATTTACTATTTCTTGTTCTTCTTCTCCAGATATTACCCTCCCGTAGGCCTTGACAGCAAAAGCAGTCGGCGTGCCGTCGGCATCGTTCGCCGTGGCCACGACAATTTCATTGTTGGGATTCGCAAAATCTATATCATCAATTAAAGAAAATGCTTGACCTGAATCGGAAGAGAACTTTGTTCCCCTGGCCAACACCGGAAGATAATTTGTATCTGGGGCTGCGCCAGTTGTTATAACGGGCGCCAATATATATATTACTACTGTTCCAAACGAATTAGCTCTCAAAGGTTGTTTATAACCAACTTGTTCGCCTAGGCGGACCACATTATCATATTCTATGGCTGTATCTAAAAACGACTCATTTGCTTGATAATCCAAATAAAAAGAAAGCGTGTCACCCACATACGCAACTGTATCAAGCATCAGGGAACCAAATGATGCGTCTGAAAAATCTTTATGTATGTCCGGATAATATCTTTTTGTATATTCTATTAAACCCTCTTTAATAGAATTAAATTCCCTGTTTGTGTATCTTATTAGTTTTTTATCTTTTTTCGACATGATTAGTTAACATCCTCGGACTGAAGGACCATAGAAGTTGAAAGGTTAATACTTGGCACATCAAATTCAATGAATATGGATAAAGCATGTGAATCTTTGCTTGAATTAAATTGCAGTTTATTGATTTTTATATACGGCATAAATTTTGCTACTTGCGAACTTATCCTTTGTCTTATTCCAGGAATTGCTTGAGGAGATGGTTCGAACAAAAAGTGCCTAAGTCCTACGCCGAAGTCTGGTATCATCACGCGCTCTCCGGGTGCGGTAAGAAGTAAATTTTTAAAATTTTGCCTTACTTCATCCCTATAATTGGTAATTAGAGAAAATAGTCCAAAACGATGATCTCTGTTAAGCGGTAGTTCTGGCCCTATTCCGTTCATTAATTACTCCTTATAGTTCCTCTTCACAATTTGGCGAATCGTCAGTATATGTATCATCGTGAGTTTTTTCTTCTATTGCATCTATAAGTAGTAACGCGATGTAAATCATACCAGGAACTGTGCTCGGCGGGCCGGCGAAAAATGGAGGTGGAACGATGCCGCCGCCGAAAGGAATCATTGAGGGTAGCATTGCTGCCCACATCCCAGGTACTAAGTATGGTGAATTGAAGATAGAATCAAAAACCTCTTTTGCATCTTCTTTAACGTTCTGAATATCTTGTTGTATCTCATCAGCCTTTGCCTTGGCTATTTCATATTCCGATTTAAACGCTTTGTAATCTGTGATCATAGCACTTAGCTCGTTAAATGACTCTTTGAATTTCTCCCATTCTTCTTCATTGCCGGCCAATGCGTCCGCCGGAGGATCCTCGATGCTTATCTCCCAGTCAGCAACTGGCGCGCCTTCTTCCGGAAGACTTACTGCGTTGCTTAGTTCGCCCGGGAGGGCGTTTTTTAAACTCCCTAACGCAGATAAAGCAAATTGAGCAGTCATCTCCAATTGCATCATTGAGGCCTCAGCACCACTAACAATGCCATCCTGCGCTGCTTTTGCTGCCTGTAGGCTAGCATCAATTGCGGCAAATGTAGTTTGCGCGATTGTATTGGTAATTTCAACAATCTTTCTTGCTAACATAACTGCGGGATCTGTAGCCTCAACAAAACCCTTAAGAACTAGTAAGGGTGCTTTAAGTAATAACATAAGCATTTGCTTGGTAACATCCGACTCTAAACCACGAGTTCCGCCGGCCTTACGCATTTCTAAGTTTGGTATTGCATTTTTAACGGGCTCAGGTAAATACTTGTAATCATCCGCGTTTAATAGCGTCTCCATCATCATTTTAAGAGAGTTTTTGGTTTCATCCAAAACATCTGTTGGTTCTGGAATAAATTTTGACATGCCTTCTCCAGAATATAAGAAGGCCATTGCCATGTATCGCTGCATTGGTAATAAATGATCGAACAATAGCCTAAATTCTGGTGTTCTCTTCATTTCACCAAGCAGCCCTTGCGCAACATTCTTATAGAAAAATTGTTGTGGATTATTAACCAAAAATTTCATTGCTGCATCATTTCCAGATAGGGCATTAAACGATCCAATATCTGAATTCTTTAAACTGTAATAGCTTCCCAATTCAGACATTGGAATAAGTTTTTTATTGTTGCCTAGAGTAAACGATTGGCTTCTTTCCACTGAGTGGATTTCTCTCTCAACCTCGGCGATAGGTATTTGTAATTCACTTGATAATCGCCTTTCCTCAAGATCTTGCAAACCAGACATGTGTGGCCTATGTGAATAAAGAGATTTTACTTTCTTCAGACTATTAGCATAAGGGCCCGTCGATGCCGGCGCAGAAAGTTCACGGTCTATTATATTCATGAAGCCAGAATTATGAGTAAGGGCATTTGTCGAATAAGTCATTCGCAGGCCATAACACACTTTTTTAAAGAAAGGCTTAAGACCGTATTCATCATACAATTCTTTTAAAGGCTTTAATCCGGTTGATTCGTCGACAACAGACTCAAGATATTCCATAAATAAATTGCTATAAAAATAACTCCAAGCAGATAGCGGGATATACTCATATAGGTGACATCCAAATATATTACCACTGTCTAAGCGTACAGAATTGAAATATTCAAACATGTCATCCAAATAATCAGACATGTCAAATGTTATGGTTGAGGCATCTTCGCATGGCTCGGTAACTTGGCCGCCCTTAATCCACTTTGTTACACTATATTTTGAAGCCTCATCTAAAGATATTTCCTCAACGCGGACATAAGGTTGAAAAGTAATATTGCCCAATTTAGCATTCAGGTCATTGCCATACAACACTTCTTGGAAACTTTCTTTCCCAAACGGATCAGCATTGCCAAGTATGTTCCTTTGCGCATTGCGTTTTCTTATATATTCTAATTTATAGTCGTTTAATGGTTCAGAAGTGGCGCTGCCCGCCCCTAAATAAGGCACTGTCAATTGTTTATATGCCCCAAGATCAATATTTTCATCATTATTAATAAATGGATGAAATGTCATGGGTAGAGAGTGAAATCGCGATTTGTTCCTATCATGATGTTTGAGTCCAAACAGGTCAAAAGGATCGCCTGCACTGTTATCGGTCGCGACGGCTGAATTATATAATTCACTCTTATTACCACCATAATTCATTGTGTAAATATTATTTTCTAATTCCGCGTCGACGACATACTCGTGCCGTGACTGATCAAATAAGCCTTTGCGTAAAGCGGGATTAAAACTATTAGGGTCTTCCGGATCATATTTCCCAAACCGGCTTTGATATTGTGTAACAAAATCCGGATTGGAATTCTTCACCGTATTTAACTTTAAGTCAGTAGATAATGGCGTTCCAAACTTGAAGATCTTCTTAACTGTATCAGCAATACTTTTACTTTCTTTTTCAATTAAGTACTCTAATGAACTACGTTCCAGGAATAAATCAGCCTGTGCTTCGGGCAATTCATTCTTTATGACCTCGTTGGCATAATAAGAAATTATATCAATATCAAAATCTTTCTTGATGTTTTTGACAATGATTTTAACCATCAAGTCGTCTCTGTAAATGTCAGAAATATCAAAACTATCCCAGGATATGATACCCGATAGGCACATTTCTAATGAATAGACTTTAATTATTAATTTAATTACACCGTTAAATAACGATTTTTTAACAGAACTCTCTTCTTGTGTGCCCTCGTAGAGATCCTTGCAGAGAGTATTCTTATACATCTTCATTATCTTTGGCTTCACTTCACTTAAGTTAAAGAAATCTGTTTCAACATCGTCCTTATCAGATTGTGGTGTGATACCAAGTTGATCAAACACCTCTTGACATTCTGGGTCTACTTTGCTACTATTTAACGGGCTTTTGAGAATTTTATCCCACAATTTTTTCATAAACTTTCGTTTGTGTAAACGAGAATTCTTAAGTTTCATGAACATTTGACCCGAATAGGCGAACTGTAAAGCAGAATAACAATATGTCGACAAAGCAGCTTCCATAGAGTCTATTTCTGCTTGTTCCGCACTAGTAACCGCGTACTTGTTAAACTTCTCCATAAATTTATGAGTAAGTAGGCGTCCGAACGTTTGCGCCTTATGGTTATAGGGGTCAAGTTTCCATGGGCCATCAGGGGACGGCGCTTGATCAACCATAAACCCAGAAGCTATAAATTCATTTTTTATCTCCTCAGATTGTGGGATGATAGTCTGATAATTTTTGACAGTACTGTCTAGTCCATTGAATTTTCCGCCATATATATTGTTAACAAGACCTTCAACATCAGAACTATATCTCTTGCCAAAATTAAAGTTATATCTCGGATTAACTATCTTGCTTTCTTCCGCGATGCCGTTGGGATCCGTGAAGCCGTGGGAAAGCGGATCTGGTGGTATATTATCATCGCTTGTTCTGCGAATGGGGGCTTTTACTACTGTTGAGATGTCTGACGGGGGGCTAGTCAATTTTGCTAATTTGTCGGAGATACCAGGATGTACATTTTGATATAAAAGAGTTTCCTTGCTTTTACTAGATTTAATACTGTCCAACAACGCACCTATTTGGTCATTTGTTGAGTATTTGCCGCTTAGTGCATCTAGTATTTCAGTTGTTTTGGCTTTACCATCCAATCCGGCCGCAATTGTCTCAGTGAATGGCATATCGTATAAAAGGATATTTGGGTTAAAATTACTGTATAGTTCCATCATCGAGTGGGCCTGAAAAATATTGTCTGAATTGGCGTTGGCGTCGAAGGCGCGAGGATATCGATATTTATCTTTATTTGAGTAAGCCGAGTCTGTTTGCAGGCTCTCAAGCAATTCTGGGCTTACAGGCTCCTCCCTTAAGGAAAAATAATCAATCATTTCGCCCGCAGAAGCGTTTAAGGGACTATCCGGATCTCTAAAAACTTGCTTGAAAACAAGATACAGCGGCATAAAACTGGGCAGCTCTAATCCGGTGGTGTTGCTCCCAACGTCGCCGGACTCCGTTGTGCCTGAGAACCACGTCTGGGTTGTGAGTTCTGGAAGGGGCGAGCCCTCTAGGGGTTTCTCCCAGCTGAGGACCGATGTCATTTGCCAACTCCTGGTGAATATTACGCCTTCGGCAGAGCTTATCGGAGTTGCAAGATTTGGATATAGTTTTTTTACTCTATCGTCTTCTAAGCCAATTGCTTCTGCTACAGTCAGTTCTATAAAACATCTTGCAATGATCTCACTCTCAAACTTGCTACTTTTTTGTATTTCATAAAGGCGTCTAAGGCCGGCGGACTGGGTTAGGTATGTACTCCATGGGGTGATGTTGGCCTGCTGATCCCAGAACTGATTGCCCGGATCCCAGAAGCCATCGCCCAGGGTGCCGACGCTTGTAGAGTGAAGTATACCAGTAAAATTTCGAAGCATAACAAGCCATACCAAGGGGTCCGGATGTATATCTTTTAATTTTGTATCCAAAGAATAATAATTACTTAGATAATTATTATTCTTGTTCCACTTTGATTGGGCCGCGTCATGCCCGCCGGCGGGCCCTTGGGGGCTCGGAATACCCGGGACGAGTCGTGAATCGCTATCCCAATCGCCCTCGATGGAGCCGAAGCCGCGAAAATCACGCAACATTTTTGGAGTATAAATTAAGTTATGTAAATTAAGCGGTTTAATGTTTTCCTGTAATGCATCAGTTATTTTTTGCCCTAGTTCTTTCTCGGCGTGCGTGGCGCCTTCGAATGATGCGGCCCAATTGGAAAAATACAGAAAATTTTCCTGATAATCGAACAGCGGATGAGCGATTGCGGTCTCGATGAACGGGTACCCAGCGTCGATCGTAATTGGTCTGAGGTTCTCGCTTTCTCTAAGATTTTCAGGATTATTATGTTTATCTTGCCATTCAAGAAAATAACCATCTAATACCTCGCCTATGTCTGAATCTGTTATATTTTCTCCCTTAGTTGTATGGTCGCCATAATGCAAATAGCGATTATAAGATAAGCCATAACTTATTATATCTTGTGTTTCAAAGGATCTTACATCTCCAATAAAAGCCAAACATTCGACAGTAAAGGGGTTTTTAACCGCATCGACAAACATTTGTTGAGCTTTTTTCATCTCATCTGGATCGTTGGCGGCCAATATTGCGCGCGGTGGCATTGAGAAAAACTTAAGAGCGTTTAAGTCGTCCAACAAGGAACGCTTGAGTGTGTCCAACATGTTATCCGTAACGCGGGACATTGTGTGTTCAACCCCGGGTGGGATCTGGAAGCTACCACCCATAGCACAGGGTGAAGTGGGCATGCCGCCTAATGGATTTGCGGAAGGGAAGGCTAGTTCAGAGAGGCCGAGGACCTTTTGCTTAAGATCATTTAATTCCTTTTCTATTTGTGCCTCGCACTCTTCCTTTGTTAAGCCGGCCTTTTGCAATTCCTCGCACCGGGCGTCGCTGTCGAAAGCAGCATCACAAATATCTCCAATCACAGGAGAAGAAGGCTGCAAGACGGTGCATATGTCTAGATTTAATTCTTCTCCTATCTTCGCGAAAATCACCCGAATTTCGTAAATAGTATTCACGCCATTTTCAAATACATTCGGCCAAAAAGCTTTTGTCCTCTCTAAACAATCATAGAGAGTTTGCTTCGATGCGTCTTCGCGAAGAAGGGCGCAAAGTTGTCCAGTGGATAAATTATCTAATATGTCTTTCATCCAAGCAACAATATCAGCATCTGGGACTCCATTAATTGTTGGCAAATTCATCCTCTGCAAAGTTGGCAAAGGTATCGTTGGCCGGCTAGTGGTAGGGTTTGGACCAGGACCAAGATCATCATTCTCTTCTAAGCACTTATCTAGCGCTTCGCGGATTACCATTTGAACCATTTGGCCTAACATTTGTGACAAAGCAGCCAGAATTGATTTAAAAATTTGTTCATAAAAATCGCCCATGCGGCTGTCTGTTGGTAACGAATCAGGAAAAGCCATTGATGGAGTTGGAAAAGAAAACTGTCTCTTGAGCTTTTCAACAAAATCTTCCCACCATCCGTCTCCAAAGTTGCCCAAAAACCCTACTGGGTCTGTAAGTAAGTCCTGTAGCCCATCCAAAACAGAACCAACGATTAATTCACATATACCCTGCAGGTCAACAACTCTTTTCATCCAAGCTAACCAATTTTGTGCATCTTGTTCAGCGGCCCGTATAACCGATGGCGTACGGACAGGACCAAGGGGCCCCAAATCGAGACCTCCGATATCCAACCTTTCGCTATTTTGATTTATATCCTCGCTTAAAACCAAGAATCCAGTGTTAACAAGAATAGCGTCTGCTTCTTTCTTTGTATATCCTAATTCTAATAGTCTATCTCTTTCTGAGTCAATAACTTCTCTCTGATAACCCGGAGCAGGGACTAGCGACACGAAACCACCGGTTTTTTCTAGATTTTTAACAATTTCAATAAGGGTTATTTGTTTTTGATATTGTTCAAGCTCTTCTTTAGTTACTACACCATCTTTATTAAAGTCTGCCGAAGCTGCCATGGCAGTTGCGATGGGGGCGCTTTGATAAGACTCATCAAGTATTGGTGTAAAGTGGATAGTATGTTCTCCAGGTTTTAGTGTATAGCTCTCGCCCGGAGCTACCTCTATTGACTTAGTGCCACCAGCAACGAGAATAATCTCATACTCAAAGGCAGTAGTGCCCTCATTATTAATTACCGTGCCCGGTCCAGCGGCGGTTTTTGAATATTCTCCTGTTGGTTGGCCTGATACCGTCGTAGAATAGGCCGCGCCCTTCGGCGCAGCCGCAGGATTGGGGGCATGGCCAAGAGCCTCTATGACTGCTTGCGAACTTGGATTATCGATATCCAACATCGCATTCACAATCATTATCTTTTCAATTTGTTCGATGCCTAAAGAATTGAGCAGTTGTATAATCGCTGCTTCGCATATGGCCTCTGCGGTTAGGGGCATGCCTAGCTTTTTCTGTATGCAGGCCAAAATTAAAGAAATTAATGCTTGTGGATCCAGCACATTAAAGAATCCGGTATATAAAATCTTAAAATACTCATTTTCTGAAAAATCATTCTTTTTTGGATCCATTTCTTCTGACTTTTTCTCCAGACCCTTCTTTGTAAGTTCCGGAGACGTGGCGGGAGTGTCCTTCTTAAACTGATTAAAATATTTTTCCATACACTCAGGACTATTATAAATCTGCTCCTGGATTAATTTTTCCTCTACGCCCACATTCGGACCGGAAGCATTAAGCCGCTTTATTAATTCATCACAGTTGAGCTTTCCTTTTGAAACCTTAGCAGGGTCGTCCGCTAGATATATTTTTAAAGGCGGTACGCAATATCTTGTTAAGAATTCTGGCCAATTATCATAAAGCGCCTGCCTTTCGTTCGCCAATATACTCTTGACATTATTATAAGATAATATCATATGTAACGCACGAGTTCCGTAAATCCCAGCTAATTCCTCGCGGATTCTAGGAAGACCTATTCTTAACGCAATTGCGCTTCGGGGAGGAGATTGAGAGTCCTCTTCTAAAAATGGATCAAAATGAAATAAATTGAAGTTAGCACTCTCTTCGTCCTCTAAAGTTTTTGGATCAGGAGAAAATAAAACATACGATACCGTTTCCCTCACTCCAGCACCAGTTAAACCATTATCCTTGATGCCCAGCTGGACTAAGTGATCGTCTGAAGTTTTAATTCCAGTTTTCAACAAACTAGAAACAAAGTCTTGATTAGTTGAACCAGGATATGTCTGTCTTATTAAGAAGTCATTTAAAATCTTGGGAAATTCTTCGATTACTTCTATTTGTATACCTAAATCGTAATCTGAATCATCCAAATTCACCACTTTCTTGGCTGATGATTTTATTTTACTTTTAATTTTCTTAAAGATATTAGAAATTTCCGTACATATAACCTCAATGTCTTTTAATGAAAGAGTAATGGCATAATTCTTACCACTATAGAACTCAGAATCCTCTGCAAAATCTCTGCTATAGAGTCTTCTTGTGTCAGGAATGGCGTCCAGATAGCTTGCGCGTATGGCGAAAAGCATTTTCTGGTTGTTAGGATTGGCTGAATTGGTATTAACTTTTGAGGCAGCCAAAACAAAGTGATTTTCATACAATTCATCTCGCAGCTGTTGATTACCACCGGTAGTGTTCTTGCCGAGATAATCCATCAGATTGTCCCAAGCCACTTGCTTTATAGCACTGTAGGTTTTATAAGAAGACTGTTTTTTGCCCTCTTCTATTTGTTCCTCCTCAGCGATCCCGGTATCAGATATACTATTTACAACTTCCTGTTCGCTTTCCCGAGGGAGTTCGCCAAGAATAAAGTAGAAATGGCCCTCGGTATATCTCGCAACGGGGTTGGTGGCAATAAAATTAGAAGTGTATGTTAATTTTTCACCAAAAGTTTCAACATTATAATGGTAAAAATCATAATAAGATAATCTAACATCATTTGGCCGCAACTTGAGCCAATTTTGCAGCATTGGGTCGACCGGGTCGAGGCCTGGGAGGGCAACCGATGAGGCCTCAAGTTCGGGAATTATTTTTTTCGATACATATGGCAATGGACGTGCAGATTGCTTTACGCGTAGATATTTTGCATGTGTATATACGAGTCTTCCAGAGTAGGACTGATTTGTATCCTCTTCATTCGGCTCTGACGGGTCATCATATACAAAGCCAACCCAAGTGCCAGTATTGCTAACCACAACTTCTGTGATTGTTATAGGATATCCAATTGGAAGCGTGTCTGGCCGATACTTGTCAAGTACGCTAGACTCTATAAACTCGTAACCTTCGTCCTCCCAACCATATATACGGTCGCCAGGCGTAGGCGCCAAACGAACTGGTAAATAAGGATCTCCGTCTTCCGGGACTTCTAACTCTCCAATATAATGATCAGAAGTCGGCTGTAGTTGGGCCTCTAAAGTGGGGTCACTCACAAAGAGAGACGGCGGCAGGGGCGCATCGGCCGGCGGTAATATTTTTTCAATTGTTGTCATGTGTTTCTCTAATTAGTTCGTTTTATTAAGCTTGCTGTTAATATATTCATCTCCCGGCGTTAGATATTTTTTTCTCACGCCGGCAATGTTGATAGTGTTAACCAGTGTTGAACGCTCTGTCTTCACCGCATTATCTACATCCATTTTAAAGCCAGAAGTCGTCATGGTTTCTGATACCATTGTAGGGTTTATAAAAAATGGCGACATATGCGTGTGACTCTGAGCCGCGCGATTGAATTCCATCTGGTATTGTATGTGTGCATGCATATAGTCTTCAAAAGCTTTCATGCGCTCTAAAATTTTCTCTAATGCCTCGACGAGATTGTCTCCTAAAACTAATGGCTGTAATTCTTCTACTTCATTCATAGCAACCAATTCAATCCCGCATTTTGACCGAGTGGCGCCGCTTTGTGAGTTCTTTGCGTCAGTGCCAGTCACTATTCTTATTGACTCCCTTCCAATCAGCCTCACATTGTCTGCTTTTATCGCAACAGCAGATTTTGCGCCGTATTTGCCAAAGATGTCATCATCTTTATCATCTTGAAAACCATTTTGTTTTTTGGCGAACTCACAAAGGCCGAAGTTCTTGTCGACATCAGTCTTTTGAGAGATATAAATTCTTGCAGAATCTACGTAAAAATTTGGGTTTGTTTTAATTGACGATTCTATAACATCTCCTGATTCTGATTTTGTTTTTTCAACTTCTTTTGGGTATGATCCACCAAGGCCGGCTACGATATCAATAGCGTCACATTGTGTATGGCCTTTGCCCCCATAACCCGTGTGTGGCTTACTAACCCGGTCATTTCCAATAATGATGTATGCATTATTATCTAGGCCGCGGCCTACCTCAACTTCGCTTGGCAAGTTTTCTCTATCAGTCATGGCCTGCAGTCTCTTTGTACCAAAAACGCCGCTGCACTTCTTTTCTGCTTTCTGTTTTTCTGTGAGACTTTCATATTCTTTGCGTCTCTTTTCTGACATTCCTGATGTATCTCTGGCCTTCTTAGTTAATCTATCTAGGTCTATACTTAATCCCGGCAAGGATCCAAACCCGGATGATCCGCCACTGCCGAAAGTAGACATGGCAGCTGCATCAAATGCCCTTACATCTTGTCCTGTTTGAGAACCAAATTGTCCCATTTTCAAAGGAGGAATAAGCTGGTTTTTTTTCTTTTTGTTTGTTGAAATCTTCTTTTCTTCTGTTAGTACGCCGGCTTCATCAATAATTTCAGCTTCGGGCCACTTCTTTTTAGCCTCAAGTACTTTTTTCTTTATTTTTTCAGGATTTTTAGACTTCCCTGCCTCAACGACTTCTTTGCCTGGAGTCCAAACTACGTACTTGTAGACTGTAACACTGGACTGTTGTTCTTCAGTTACTACAATCTCTAAATTTTTATCGTCTATACTCATATATTACTTACCTGTTTTTCCTAGCTTCCTTAATTTCGCTCCACGGGACTAGCGATTTTCCCCCCCAAAAATGAAAATGCATATGATCCTCTACAGAGGTTGTTTTCCAAGATATTGCGCGGACGCGATCTATAATATTAGGTATACCATATATTTGTGCTATTCTAGCTTTTTCCACCGCGGACCAATCTTTTCCTCCTCGATATCGTTTTTTTAAAAATTGACCATTTCCTACTTTCATGCCAGATAATTCACAGAAAGTAACCATCCATAATGTTGGATTGGCATCAATAGGAACAATTGGTGAGCCGCTAGCGGCCTTCATGACCTTAGAATATCTGGACCGATCTGTCCTATACGCGTCGGGGGCGCCTTTCCAATCTTCAGCCAGTCGAGGAACGCCACTTTCGAGAGCATTTTTCATGAAACGAGAAGGATTATGTTTGAAAACCCCCAAATTGTATAGTTCTTCCCCGTGTCGTTGTAGTAACGTTCCAGTCCAAGCGCCTGTATATACACTATTAATCGGCTTAGAACCCTTGGCCCATCCTGATAACTGTGGATCAAAGTCAATGGCCAACCCAAGAGCGTGAAGAGAAAGACCTGGAGCATTATAGGCTGTTACGCCGCCGTGGCCATGGCTGCCACGAATAGAATTTGTAACTTTAAATGGCACGTAGCCAGAGACTGCACATGCCTGTTGCCAGGCGCGCTCTATCAAAGGAACAAGGCACTTCCATACAGGCAGGCTTTCGACCTCGCGAGTAGTATTGTTCTTGCCGCGAGCTAAATACTTAAACGTACCAATTTGATAGCCACCCTCAACCTTTGTTTTTAGGCCTGTTTTCGAAGTGGAATATCTACCGGAAAATGTAAAGTCTGATTTTTTCGGATAATATGGTATCATAGTAACCAACTCGGAATATGTCGTGGGCACAGTGAGTCTCTTCCCGTCGCATGCGAATGGGGCGCCGGCAGGATTAACAACCGGAGGGGCCGGGGCTGGTGGTGGTGGTAGAACTATATCTTGAATTTTTACCGGTGGAGGATCACACTTTGGAGTTGTTGGCGGTGGTGCTGGTCCTGCAACTTTGATAGCGCTGTCTAGAGAATTTTTAAAAATTTCCAATGCTTCTTCTCTTGCTAGCTGTTCGGCTATAATTGCTAAATAGCCACTCTCGATATCGCCAGAATCAAGATATCCCAGGTCATTTATAAAAAAAGCAGGATCAAATTTGACTCTTAAGCTGTCCCATTGGTCGTCTATAGAAAATTGAGCCGCTCCAACGCCCATATCATTGTTGATTATGGTCTCCGATAAGCCAATCTTTATCTCACTTAAAGCTTCTTGCAAGGCGCGTGGGTTGTTTTTTATCTTTGTTAAGCCAAATTCATATTCAGCCAAAAGTCCAAGTTTTATAAATTTCTTCTTATCATCCAAATAAGATAAATAATCACGGAAAAATACGCTAGATTGGCCAATAACTGGCTTCCCCTCGTTACAATACACTTTATATAAATTGTTGCTCGCTGCGGAACAGAGTTGGCTAACATCGCCATTTATGAATAAAAGCAGATTCTCGAAATGCTCAATCTTGGCGCGCAGTGATTCCTGTTGTTTTTGTATTTTTGCCACTGTCGCAGAAGACGGTCTCACCAAAGCAGCATATGCATGGTCAGGGACAGAATTGTGGGCCGGACGCTTCGAGCTATTAGCATTTGATTTACCTGGTAAACCAGAAAACGAAGGTATAAAATCGTTTACCATACTAAAAGCATATGCCACCAAATCCGTAGATGATTGATGCATGCTTAAGCAATTTTCTTTAGTCCCCTCATTAATAGTAAAACTAAATTTCCTTTCGCCCAAACCGCCGACGGAGCCATTGTTTTTAGCATACTTTTCAGCATATGAAGTTCCCAACTCACTAAAAAATGGGTGATTTTTTGTACTAGTCGGAGAAGAGATGTGGTTAAACTCAATATAAAAGGGCCCGTCAGCTTGTTCCAGTAAATAATCTTTATATATAGCATATGCAGGCGTTCTTTGTCCAAGATTACTATAATATGCCAAATTATTTATATTGCCATAATCAATATAATCAATTCTTCTAATCGGGACATCTTTAAAGCTCGACTCGCCATTCGAATGTGCAGCAGAATAAGGTGTTTTATTAACAATAGAAGCAAGAGATACTCCCGAGATTCCATCTGCTAAGATAGAAACAAATTCAATCTTATCGTAAATTGTACCTAGGTGCTCGTCCAGCACTTCTATAACCTCTTGATGAAATAAACCAAATTTACCACCCGAATAAGAACCATCAAATGTGTGTAGTTCCCTCTTTGCGAAAGGTGTGATCTGCACTAAATCTTCCCCACCTTCGTCTCCGCCCCATTGTCTACCGCTTATTGTCTCAAGACGCTCAATAACTGCAGCCCGATCTATTGGGTCAACAAACATTCTTTGGGGTCCGCCTGTCGCATATCCAGACGAATGGGCCATTTCTGGTATTACTAAAATTAAATTTCGGCCATCTTTAATCATGTCTTTAATACCAGGGGCTATTTTTTCTTTAAAATCATTACCGGGATATTCATGATCCATTGCGGCGACATCAGGTGTGATATTAGGACCGGACAACCATGCGTTACCAAAGCCGCGGGCGTCGTGGAAATAGTATTTTATTTCAATTGGCGATGAAAGGTCAAGCATCATCGGGGCATATATTATTGTTTCCCTGCCCATATCAATAGGCCGATTTAACAGGTCTAAATGACCATTGTTTCTCAAATGGCCAACCCATATAAAAGCACTGTTAGAATCAGGAGCGGGGCCCTTAATTTTGTGTTTCTTAGAAATAGCAGAATTTCTTAAGCACTCCTCGAAGTGTTGTTTTGTTTGCTCAGAACCATTCCCGAACATTCCTGTTAAAATTTTACCTTTCAATTTACGGATTGGGGGACCCGGGTTCTCATTTGGGTTCTCCTCGGTGTTCCCAAAATATAAATTGCCGGCAGGGGTGTTTCTGTCAACAGAGGTCTTACACTCCTTATTAAAGCTATCTTGAGGGGAATCAATTACGGAAATCTTACTAAAAACACCAGGCTCATGAAGGCCAATGATAAAGCCGACTGGGCGGCCGGTGGGACTTACAGTGTTTTCCTTGTTTGAGTACTGAACAAGAATGGTTGACCCGGGCCCTATTTTTTCTAAATTCTTAGTTCCGTTATCAATGATCTCATGGTATTCTCCATGAGCAGATATTCTTGCCGCGTCGCCGGCGTCGTCTGGCCAGTCAATGTCACGGTCGAACTCTGGTATCCTAGCTATAACCTTTAAAGGCGGTGGTTTGCCGGCATCTTTTTTTGACTGTATTAAAGGCGCTTCATCACCCTCAAGATGTTCGGTTGTTTTAGATTGGGAACCATCGTTAGTTGAGGCTTCGTTGTTGACTTGAGGGCCGGACAGTACCTTCAAAACCACGGCCAGGTAGGGACCGGTGCCGTCCATTATATCATAAGAATAGTGATCACGGAAAATCTCTCGCAAAGTATCAGTAAACTTCTGATTCGTGTTATAACGAGTACTGAAAAGCTGCTGATTAAGGTGGTTCAATTCACCTATATCTAACTTCTTGTGTTCATGCCATGCCGGTTGTGTTTTAGCCATGCAAAATAGCCTCCACTATTCTTCTTTAATTAAATCATATATATCAGACTTTTCTAATGAAGACAAACCAGAAGTGACATTTTCTTTTTTTGATAATAGTGTCGCCAGCTTTACCATTTGTTCATTTGAACGCTGAAGGGTTTCCAGGTATTTTGCGGCGACAGGACCAGAATACTGATGTTTTGTTTCATCAGTTTTCAAGATCTTCATAAGCTCTATAAGAAGGGTTGACGCCATGGCTCTATCTTCTTTAACATTTTCTAGGGCATCCTCTATAAGAGTTTGTGAATTTATATGTTTCCCTTTACCCATTCGCTTTTAAAATTCCTATATCGCTTTCGTATTCTATTGAGATTATTAACTATTTGTTTGGTATTTAAACCAGTTATTTCTCTCATGTATAGATAAATAGCTTTTTTATTAAAAATTTCAATTTCATCAATGCTGTTAAAGAGAATTTTAATCGCCTCTAAGACCTTTCTTTCATTATCTTTTAGTTTAAGTTTGTCCCAGCTGTCCATTTCTCTAAAGAGGTGCTGCCAAAACTCATATGTTTCTCTGTCAATCTCATATGGGTTGGTTTCTACTAACTGTTCGGACTCGACCGCGGAAGTTATACTCTCATATTGAAGATCTCGCTTGAGCTTTTTAGAGTTCTGTTTTACCTTGTGGATAAACCAATTCTTAGTGATAACACTAAAATAAGAAAATGCTTTCGACTTTTTACTAGGGTCATATTTGTCTAGTATTGTCATTAGCCATATTTTACAATCGTCTTTGAGATAATCAATATTTGGTAAATTATTGAATTTATACGTATATACAATCTTATCAACCATTTCATCAAGAGCAGGGCCAATAAGTTCTATATAAAGTTCGGTCCTAATAATTTTATCATCAGTTAATGCATAGCTAATGATTGCGTTTTCATGAACTTTTGTAAAATAATTATTCTTCTTTCGCTTCTTCTTCGGCTTCGTCGTCTGGTTCAAATTCTACCTCTACATCAAAATATTTTGCCTGAACGTCAATAAAATTATTAATCAGGTCTTTTGAGCCGTTAATTAAATTTTGCAGCTCTGTGTCTCCGTAATACATTTCCATCCCGTGGATGCTTTCTAGTTGTTCCAAGAATTGCTCCATCTCACCCATAAGAGCAAACAGATCTTCTTCTGCATTGCTGGTTCTACGTAGGGTTTTGAAAGAAAACCAAATTAAAAGTATATTAAACAACACACTAAGATATAATAAGAACGGAATAACGCCGACGAGGAACATTAACAATATTCCGTTTAGGATCAGGGAAATCCAAAATATATATTTACTCATTTGGGTCATAAAATTCACTTCTAATCTTCTCCTTTTCCTGGTCTAAGTCTTGTCGGAAATCTTCTATGGACTCTTTGACTAAATCACCTACCTTTTTCTCTTTTTTTTGTTTATTTAGAGAGAAATTTGAAGGCTTCTTGGTTAGAGAGTCCGCGCGTCCACATAGTGTGCAATCAGTCATTTTTTCACTCATTGAGTGGTAAAAATCAACCTCTGCTTCACAATCAGCACATATGTAGAAGTACTTTGGCATTATTCCTCATCGTTCATTTTAACAATCGGAGGGTTCATAACATAAAGCTCATCCCCCTCGTTGACTTTAAAATCAAATCCCTTTAATACGGGAACAATATCGCTTTGTTCCAAAAGTGATTTTTGTAGGGCCATCATGACTGCTCCTAATGCTTCATCTGATAATTTTAACATCTCTTTTCTCCTTTTAGTTTTCGGAAACAACTATCAATTCCTTCCTCTACGCTTATTGTAGCACACCAGCCTAGCTTTTTTAACCCTTCTGTGTCGGCTTTTGTTAATAAGACTTCGCCTGGCCTGCTCGGCCGCTTCTCAAATTCAATATTTGGAAAATATTTATGTATTATATCCACCGCCTCATTTAAAGAAATATTCTTTCCTGTTCCCACGTCATAAACTATTCCATCAAAGCTTTCCTTGTGCTCCATAGCAAAAATATTTGCAGAAATAACATCATCAACGTGAACCATATCTCTTCTTTGTTCGCCATCGCCAGTTATGAATGGCGTCTTATTATGGGCTATATATTTCATCCAATTTGATATTGCTGTTGCATATGGCCCTTCGGCAGGCTGGTCTTCAGAGTATACATTGAAGTATCTAAGAGAGACAGTATCAATATCATATAATTCTGAATATAATTTTGTCTCTATTTCCGTTGTTAATTTTTGTAAAGCATATGGGCTGGTTGGGCCGGCGCCGTTTCCAACAATAGATGAAGAGCTTGAATATATTACTCTTTTTGCCCCAATCTTTCTCGCAAAATTTAATACATTACTACCTGCTATAACATTGTTCTTCATCGTTGCAACGGGGTGTTCTATACTATAACCGACTCTAGGTATACAAGCCATGTGAAAAACATATTCCGGACGGAAGTTCGACCAAAAAACTTGAAATTTTCCGTCGTTTGCTTCTGTTAATCCGTCAATTGCATTTATGTCTTGGCCGGACATAAGATCTATACCAATAACTTCATGACCTTCTTCTTTTAATTTCTTATATAACCGAGAGCCAATATAACCCTTGTGGCCCGTTACTAAACATCTAGACATTTTTTCTCCTTATATCCAATTCAAATTTATATTTGAATAATTTTCATCTTTTATTCTTTGTTTAAGCTTTTTAGTTGTGTCATAAAGAGAAGGTGCCTTTTCTTCGTGCGTTTCCACAAAAATATAAGGTATCTTTCGTAATAAACCCTCATCCATTAGATCGTTTAACAATTCAACTTCGGCGCCTTCGATATCAATTTTTAACACTTTCACTTCTCTTTTAAGAAATTTTAAAAATGCGCACAAATCTACCATTTCTACGTCTATATAATCATGTTCATTTACGTTGCCTTTATCTTTTATTATAGAAGAGCCAGTAGACCATAAAATTTGGTTTTCTTTTGCTCTTTCATGAAGAAACAATTTCTTAGTACCTGTACCTTTTTTGCCAGAAACACCCTTTTGCACGCATTTTACTCTTTTATTATTCTTAAATCTTTCTTGTAAAATATCAAAAGCAAATTTATTAGGCTCGAAAGCTATTACAATTGCTCCGAGAGATTGAAAATATTCAGTAATATTACCAACGTTTGCTCCACAGTCTATAATATAATCACCTGTCTCAATATCAATATTAAAGTAGGTATTATCTTTTAATCTTACTTTATGTTTCAATATTTTATTCCTGGGCAAGAAACAGGAATTAAATTTTGTATCATTTTTTTATGGACCATTATAATTTTTTCATCAATATTATCAATATTTTGTTTTATAGATATAAAATTTGGATCTGCAAAAACATAATGGCCACTTACAGCAAGGATTAAATCTTTTGTATTTTTATTAACTTGGATATCTTTTCTCAACCATTTTCTCCATTTATTACTATAATAACATAAATCAAAAAAATTATTTAATAATTCTCCTTGTTTGTTCTTCTTTAACTCTTCAACTATTATTTTTGTTTCCGAAACTCCAAATTGCGGCGCGATATTAATCCCGTCTAATCCTAAACCAAATCTAGTTTTAACGCCTTGTAGACTAAGATAATCTCCGTTATGCTCTTTAGACATGATACCATGGTGCCGGCAGACATCAATCATTTTTTTACATTTTTTGGCATCAAATATACCTGTATTTTCAGTTCCTATTATTCTTGTACCTGATTGGATAACTGCGAATTTTATCTTTTTCCATAAAAGTTCTAATCTATCTTTTAAGCCGGATAAGAAATAGTTTAGTTCATTCGCTGTGTACCCATGTATGGCTTCTTCTGTTCCTACTTCGTAATAACATTCAGGGTTAACAGAATAACATAATTCTATATTTTTAGCTGTTTCTTCTATCATCTCTTCTATATCAACAAATTTTTTCCATGGATCGATATGTATTAAATCAAAATTAGACAAAGCGTCCTCTTCATATGATTTTAAAAAGTCGGTGCTTCCATTTCCCTGTAATCTACCTCCGTGGTCGCGTTGAATCTTGACTTTGGAAGTTTTTGACTGAATATAGGAAGCAAATTCTTTTGTTTTCCAGTTATTAACATAGCCTCCGTTGTATTCAACTTGTCTTCTAGAAGGAATTAAACCAATTTGTGTATCGTTATCACTACAATATTGTATTACTGAATCGACTATGTTTTTAGACATTGGTCCAATATAAATATTGGTTTTATTCTCTGATTTCATTTTGTATTTCTCTCAAATTAACAGCTAGATTATATTTTCCAAAGTAAAATAGAAATTTATCTAAAGGATGTTCATGTAACGCCGACATGTTTAGCCAAATAAGCGAAGTCAGAACGTTCACTTTTTCTACATCAAAATTATTTTCAGTCAAGAAGGTCTGAAATGTTTTTTGACATTCGAGTAATCTAAAATTTATTAATATATCGCATGTAATTTCGCCATTATGATTTTCTATCGTAAAATGATTATTTTTTATATTTTCATGGTTTAGAACTAGATTGTGGCCTAGTTTTGCTAAATCATAATATATGTCTCCCGATTTTAGATCTCCACCAAAGTCCTGCCTCCAATCTAAAAGGCAAAATCCTTCTTTAGTTTTTATTATATTATCTAATATAAAATCTCCGTGGAACTGATATGGTTTTGCGTTGCAAAGCCATTCTTTGTCAATTTTTTTTATCACTTCAAATATTGGAGGTATCACTAAATTATTAATTGTCGTTGTCTTGTCCTGATCATTGGTTTTGTTAAAAAAATCGTTTATCCTTTTATAGGTTTTTTCAAAATAGAAATTCTCGCATAAATTCGATATATCTTTTTTAGAATTAGGCTTCCATAGATTGTTAGATGCCCAATTTAAAAGTTCATCAAAATTTGATCGATTAGCTATCGTGGCACATAATTCTCCTTCCACGTATTTGTATTTATAAAAATTATTTTTATAAGAAACTATTGAGGGTGCAAGGCCCTCTAACTGACGCCCACGAAATATTCTATTTGCGCACATCTCTTCGTTATGAAAAAATTTAATAATATGGTTTTCAACTAAAAAAATTGATTCATCAACTTTGTTTAACACGTCGAATGTATTTTCTATCTTGCTTCTAGCTGTTTCGAGGCTATCTACGTTTCCTATATCTAACCAATTTTTAAACTCCATATGTTTAAAGCTAACCGTCTCAAGCATTAGATTGATAACGTCACAATCTGATAGTTGTGAGTCTAAGTGGTCTGTTGCATATAGTTCTTCTATTTTTTGCCAAAATAGTTCATAATCTCTTATACCACACAGGCCAATATAATCAAAATCGTAGTGTATCTCTCCTTTATCGTTAATCTTGCTAACGCAATTATTAACAACGTTTAAACTTCGATATTGAGATCCCAAACCTTTTTTAAACCCTGCGCACCAATTATTGTTTAAATCAGGCGACGGCTCCTGTACTATTGTGTCACATGCATGATATATAAAAGGTCTCTGTAAAACATCTTTAGCCTGCAAAATAGAGTAACAAAGACTACTTCCTGGGCCGCTATAATTATCAACCTCAATAAAAGTAAAATTCTTGCCTGGGTATGCAATTTCTAAAAAGCTGCGCACATGGTAGCCATAGTAGCCAAGAGTTACAATAAATTGTGTATCTTGGGGATAATTTTCAATAATATAAGATATCGCTGGCTTATCACCTACTCTTACTAAACACTTGTTTGTATACTCAGTAATGTTTCCAAGACGGCTTCCAATACCACTAGTTGTAATTAAAACACTAGTCTCTGTCATATTGATCCTCAAGTCTTACAATATCATCTTCTCCAAAATAAGTTCCAGTTTGCACCTCAATAAAAACCAAATCTTTATTTTTATCAATATTTTTTATTCTGTGTTTGGCGCCAGCGGGTACTTCTATAATTGATCCAGGTTGAACTTCATTTTCTTCTCCGTTTAACGTAACTAAACCATGGCCTTGCGTGACTACCCAGCATTCTGATCTCTTATTGTGGTACTGATAGCTTGGCTGTTGACCTGGTTTGATAATAATCTTTTTTACTTTACATTCAGTAGAATCTAGTAGTGTTTCATAACTACCCCATGGACGAGTATTCTCATTTAGATCTATATTCCTAATACCAAAATTTCTGTCGATATTAAAAGCATGTGCAGTATTGCGGCCATCAGATTTCCTATCATTTATTAATACTCTTTCAGCGCCAGAAAGACCCATTATCAACTTATCATAAAATATCCCTAGTTGATTAAGCTGCTTTTTAGTGATTTTTCTTGTACTTTCTCGACGGCCAGTAACTAAAATTATTCTATATCCCTGCCTATCCCAACTGTTGAGCTTCTCTATTGTTCCATCAAGCAATACAGGTTTTTCTTTTATTTGTTTAGTTTGGTCGCCGAAATGTTTAATTAGAGTACCGTCTATATCGCAAAAAATTGTTTTGTGTTTTATGTTGTTCATTTTCATACCTTGCCTGTAAAAAAATCAATTTCTCTTTCAGTCATGTGCGGCTTGTTCAATTTAAATCTCCTTTTATTTACCAAGTTATCTTTCTTTCACTAATTTGTCTTAATTTGTTTCTAACTTCACCCATGGCAGAATCAGGCGTCTTTTCAGCAATGTTATAATGGTCTCTCACTAAAGGACTTGGACCTAGTTTGGCGCCCACGGGACCCTGACCCCATGGTCTTTCGCTACCAAAAAAATCTAATTTTTCATCTAAACCAACATTGTTTATAAATTTTAATGTCAACCAATGACTGTGTGTAAATTTATGCGGAAAATGATTTATTTTTTTAATCCAATCATACATCTGACAAAGCAAAGTCATATCTTTGTCAGATCCTATAAACCATAAATCTTGAATTCCGTGATGACTTATCGGCGGAATTGCATAAAACTTCCCTGTGTCAAAACTAGAAAAATCAAAATCTTCAACATATGCTAAATCATATCTAGTTAACATAACATAATCATAAACAAAATTGTTTTGACATTGATTAATCAATCTAAGTTCATTGGCCATTTTAGCCGAGTACCACCTGCTGAAAAGTCCATGAAATCTCAAATTATCTAGGCCCTTAAATTTACCATCTTTCCATTTGCTAATCTCTCCGCCAGGACCATTGGGATCACCGACAGTATATTCAAAATCAAATGTAATCTGAGGCTCAAAATAATCAATCTTGGGAGAATATAAATTTACTAGTTTCTCTCTTCTATCAGTCGACCAACTATGCATGAAAACATCAACATTAGGGTTTTTATCTAAAATATGTTTTTTAAAATGTTTATAAGATAGTTCCACATCTAATTCGGTACCTGTTCCATATTTATTAGAAGTTCCAGCTTGACCGTGCATAACAATAGCTATTTTTGGTTTATCTTGCATATGACTCCCTCCCAATCTTTCAATATTTTACCAGGTCTACAATCGGAACCAGCTGGTTCACCAATAAATTTTATAAATTCAAGTTTTTTATTTTCTATATATTCGTCGACAGCTCTTTTTACATCTGTAAACATACCATAATCATCAAAGATTATATGACATTCATTGTTAATTTTTAGACAATTTTCAATGTCCATCACAACATTGTTGTATACATGTACTGTGTCAATAAAGACAGCACTTACTTGATTAGATGTTTCCCACCAATGATATTTATATGCATCTTCAGTAAAATAAGTTATATTATCTCTTTTTTGATTAAAGGCCCGGGCAAGACAAGTTTTTTCATAGTTATTGTCAAAAGTTATAACATTTTCGAAAAGATGGCTTAGAACCTTAGTAGAATATCCGAAATGGGTTCCAAGCTCGATAATTGTGTCATTGTTTTTATCTTTATAAAATTCAATTAAATCTTTCTTAAATTTTAAACTGGTAGTACCCTTGTTCTCTCTTTTATCTGGTATGTTTTCTAATATTACACCTTCATCCATTTATATTCCTTTGTTTATAAATTCATAGTACTGTTTACAACATCTTTCTGCAAGAAGAAAATCATGGTTTATTTTATTAACATATTCTTTATAGTGCTTCTTTACCTTGTTGAGCGCTGCAATAAAATCATCAAAATTTTTAAAAGACTCACCATGGTTGTGGCAAAGCTCGTTTATCCCGCCGCCGTCTTCATGATATAAAACTGGGAGACCGCAGGCTGAACCTTCAATATGATGCATTCCACATGGTTCGTATCTGCTAGCAGTTACATAAATATCATGTTTCCTTAATTCTTCGCCTAGTTGATCCCCGTGTATAGGTTGTATAATACGCGTGTTTTTTGGTCGATATCCTTTGTAATATCTTCCTATATAGGTAAATTCAAAATCATTATCTTCACTTAAATATTCATCTATTTTTGTATATAAGTCAAAACCCTTCATCCAGTTATCAGACCAATGATGGGTTACAAGCCTTGGGCGATCGTGTAAATCATGCTTTTTAGTATAGAAAAAATTACCGTTGCAACCATTGTATATGGAAACTGAATCTTTGGAAAAGCCTTTTTCAATAAAATATTTTTTTAACCAATCACTAATAAATATGGTCATATCTGCTACTGAGGCGTTTGATTTTAAGATAAGCTGATCTATAAAATCAGTATTTTTTCGTTTGTCACATTCGTTAATTCTATGACAGACTTTAGTATTTGGAAAATAATTTTTATAATCTAAAATCTCGTTTACAGAACACCCATTTTCGTTTGGTCGTGGATCAATCATAAAAATCAAATCAATATCTTTTTTTAATTCATAGATAACTTCATGGCCATTATCCAAAAAATATTTTGACATATTCCTAGTAAAGCTTGCTCCTCCGCCCCATGGGCCATCAACCGGCTTTCTGTTAAAAAATATTTTCATTTATATTAACTCTTCAAACATTTCAACGAAAGCGTTAAACCCTTGAGGTATAATATACTTTAGCACATTATTATATGCATATTCAATATTTGGTTTTGCTTCTTCTTCCTCCTCGGGTGAAAAAATACTTTCTGATGATAATATGCTTGAGGCTAAACCAACGTCTGTTGAAATAATCGGAGTTTTTGTTATTGCGCATTCTACTATAGCTTGTGGGCCTCCTTCATATCTAGAAGAAACTACATATAAATCTAAGCTATTGTATAGGTCGTTCAAAGTATGAAAATCACATAATTCAAAATATTTAAAAGGCACATTATTCTCCTGTAATCGTTTGATTACATATTGCCTGCGCCAGCCGGCTAAAATAACTTCTAAATTATCTCTTTTTCTAGATTCCTCGACAACATAATCACAAAATAAATCTGGTCCTTTTTCAAGTTTTGGGCTTTTTAAATCACTTCCTTCTGTATCTCTCTGGAAAGAGCCTATCAAAAATGCATTTTTATTAAATTTATATTTTTCTCTAATATCTTCTTTATTTAAAGGAAACCATAAATTTTGATTTACCCAAAAAGGAATCTGTTTAATTGTTTTTGTTGTAAACAGTTTTACTTGATTGTAACTTTTTTTGCTTGGAACGTGGTAAACATCAACAAATTTTTCCAGCTCTTTAAAATTTTTATATTGCTGTTGTTTAAGTTTTTCAGGCACAATATGATGTATAGTAACTACAACTTTCTTATTAGCTAATAAACTTAAAGGAATATTTCTCCATTGCCAAGACGATAATACCCAAATAATATCTGATTTGTTTGGGTCTGGTTCGTGGATAGCGCCATTGTATCTTATCCATTCCTCAACAAATCGATCACAAATCCAATTTTCATTAGCTTTTAATGTATAAATTTTCATTTACAACCTCTTCTAAAAAATTCTTGTACCTTGTGGCCACAACTTTCATGTTGTAATCACTTTCAAACTTATTTTTAATTCGTCTACTGAAATTAAGCTTTGGTGGCTTATACAGTTCAACAGGCTGAAAATCCCACTCGTTCTCTTCTATTATTATTGCATCAGAACCAGCGATCTCTTTTGTCCCTCCAGAGCTGGAACATATTATTCTACACCCAGATGCTCTGGCATCTACAACAACGTTAGGACAGTGATCAAGCCATGCCAAATGTATAAAGTTGTCAGATCTTTTGTATAAAGAGATCAGCTGTTCAATATTCAAATTGCCGACATATATTACTCTTTCGTCGTTAGTAATATCGATATCAGTATGACCAGCAATAACCAATAAGTCTTTTGGTGAAGAGTGCTCCAAAAAATACTTAATATTTTCTTGTAAACGCTTATGCGGTCTCCACGAAGAGGCACAAGACCAAATAGTTTCGTATTTATCAAATATTTTGTCTTGTAAAGGCTTAATATTCTTGATATATTCAGTATCTGCTCCATTATGGATAACAACTGAATTTTTATGATTTCCAAAATATTTCGTTATTAATTTTTTATTAAAATTCGTTTGGAATATGACGCCGTTGGCGTTATTATAGGTCCTTCTAATATTCGTATTTTGAAGCTTATAATTTTGTGTTTTATTAAAGTATATACCGTCTAAACGCTGGACTAAAGGTATACCGTCGGAATATTGTTCATGAGCCTCTATAAAACAAAGTCTAATATCCGGCTTTTGTTCTGATTCAAATGTAGCATCTAAATATTTGATTAATTTTGATGCAAAGTGGTTTGGGCCAGAAGTACTCTGTAGATTTACATTTTCTAGATGTATGTTCATTGCACCGCCGTATACTTTTTCTTTTTTCTGATTTTCCGAGCTGTGGCGTATTGTTGCTCAGCTTTTATTTTATCGACGTTTATAGGGTTGTCCTTATTATAAACATAAAGAGTGTCTTCAATATATCTTGATCTAGTAGAAGCCATTTCCAGAAGAGGTAACATTATAGCCTGATCATATGCCATAGCGTAATAATTGCCCTCTTCATCTTTAAGATCATCATGATTTAAGTTTTTCCACAAAGAATACTTAAAACTCCTCAAATGTGAGGCGCGCCAGGTGTCTTCGCGAAATAAATTATTTTTTATCACTTCATCCGGGTATTGTGATGGCTCTATACCTCTTTGACCGGTCGGATTGTATACATAGTTTCCGTAAGTCATCAAACAATCTTTTTCATCGTAAGCGCATGCCAAAGTTGACAAACTATATGAACTAGCCAACCAATCATCACCATCAATCAAAATAATGATGTCGTTATCCTCGCAATCAGCTTTTTCTATTGTTCTAGATATATTTCCTAAAGCATAACGCTTTTTCTTGTTCTTAACAAGTTTAAAGCGTTTATCTGGCCCTATAGCACGTTTTGCAGCGTTATAACTGTCATCAGAGGATACATCATCGATCAAAAAGCACTCAAAATGCCCATAATCTTGTATTTTTAGGCTCTTTATACACTTTGGGAGCCATTTTTCCGCATTATAGAACGGAACAACGATTTTTAGGTTATGGGCGCCTTTTGGGCTATTTTTCGTGATTTTAAGCTTATCGGGCGCGATTTCTTCTATTTTTCTCCAAAAAACAGAGCCGCGGGTATGAAGATGCTCAATAATTGTGTTTTTGTTAGTAAACCATTCTTCATCTTTATGCTGCACTTCATCATTTAGGATTAACTCACAATTTAGTATTTTAGCTTCTAATACTAAACGAGGACAAGTATCTCTACCACGAGGTAAAAATATTAAGCCCCTTGAAGAGGCTAATTTTTGCAAAAGATACTTATGCTCTAGGCCCCAGACTAGCTCATAGTCTAGATTTTCCTTTTCAGCATAATGAATTGCGTCTTCCGTCCCCTTAATCCATGAAGGAGACTTTAAGATGATCCATTTATCATTTTTATCGCTGGTATCTAGCTTTTTTAGATAATCCATGGTCTTATCTGAGAAAACAGAGCTTAGGACAGTGTTATTGTGTTGCAGAAATGGAAAACGTTCTTGGTATATTTCCAATTGTTTCTGGGACATCCAAAAATTCATTTTTGATCTTGCAAAAAAAGAAGCTACTAGTTTTCCAATAACCCCTTTTTCGCATTCACACTTATCTTCATGTTTGATGTGTTTCTTAACTGATCTAAATTGACAAAATTTATAATCATATTCTATTATAGAATAATCTAGGTTTTTTATAGCATATACAATAGCTTCTTTGTTCAACCCTGAAAAATTGCCAAATATCCAAAAATCATCTCTGTGTTTTTTCATTACTTCTAAAGTAACCTGTTTAGATAATATCTTATTAACAGGGAACAGAGATGATTCAATAATGGCGTCGGTAGTTAGTTCGGCGCCGCCAGTGACCTGATCAGAGAAAAAATCAGATATAAATATAATCATTACTCTTCCGTCATAAGTTCGCTAAACAAATCATCTATTTCTTCTGATGAAAATGGGCTCCATTCTGATAGGCAATTTATATAATTCTTATATTGTTTTTCTTCATTGAATTCTTCACAAACCCATTTCTGAAGCTCTTTTGACCTTTTCTTGAACCGGCCGTAATCTTTATACACCTCTTCTAAGTTCATTTTGATTGAACCCTCTTCTGGGTGAGCCCACATAGAGCCCCTCTCTATTACACCGTCCCACACAACCGCCTCTTGTACAGGAGCGAGAGTATAACTAATTCTCGAAAACATATGCTTCTTTTTAACTTTGCCATTTTTTTGTTTCATCGACTTGTAGAGAAAATCTAAATGACCAGACCAGTCTGTCGCTATTACAGGAAGGCCATAATATGCTGCTTCAAAAATTGGTAAACCGAAGCCTTCTCCATGAGTCGCAGATATAAGCGCTTTAATTTTTGAGTGAGTATATAAACCAGCCATCTCATTGTCATTCAAATATCCATGTAAAAGGTAAATTTTACACTTCCTATCCTTAAATTGTTCTAAAGCTCTCTTAAAACCAGCTAATGTATGTTTTCTGTCGATTAATGAATTTTTAGCCATATTAGCCTTAATAATTAAGCCTACATCTTCATTATCACCAAACTTGTCGACAAAACATTTAATCAATTGATCAACATTTTTACGAGGACTTAGTTGAGCCACTGCCAAAAAATTAAAATCAGTTTGAAGGTTTAGGTCGATTTTGCTTGGTTCGAATATTCTCACTGGGTAAGAAACATATTCAATTGGACCTTTGGCCTTTACGCTAACCTTTTCACCAGTCTGCTCATTGATGACCTCAACTTCTGTATTTTCATATGACAACTTTGAGTGTTCACTAATAGTGAGAATCTTATCCATTAGATAAGACTTTTCAACCCATTTTGGAGAAACCTTGGTAGTTTCAATACCAGCAGTAACACCTATATTAACAGGTGCAATCTTCTCCCATTCACTAGGAATGGAAACCTGTAAAGATATATCAAATGCTCCTTTCTCTGAAACATATTTAATAGTCTTCTCTAAGAGACTGTCGATATATTTTCTCTCCTCATTATCTTCCCACATCCAACTTGTGTGACCCCAAGTAATTGGCTGTATATAGATGTCAAATAGGTCCTCTCTGGTGCGTAGTGCACGCAAGACAGTTCTTGCGTGATGCCCATATCCGGATTGTGTGAGCACTGGGCCCTTAAGTAAAACTTTCTTCATATTAAACCTCTAATAATTCCCACGTTTTAATATTCTTACGAGTCTCCCAAGATCCATGTTTCTCGTGGACATCTTTGAGTATTTGATCCCATTTCTTACCATATTCCTCAAAATTATAATTTTTCAGTACATGTTCAAGGCCCTGGGCGCCGAGTGCTTGGCGCTCCTCCTTGCTCATCTCATATAAACTCATGAGAGCGTCAATAAATTTGTCTTTATTAATTCGATCTTCAAAGATATATGGAATCTCTTGTGAGCCAATAATCGCTTTTGAACAAGGTTCGATTCCGACACCGAACCAATTTTCACCATCAGTTACCTGCTCTTGGAGGCCTCCGGTCATATTAACAATAATTGGGGTCCCACAAGACAAAGATTCTAAAGTAGATAATCCAAAGCCCTCCGCATCTGATATGCAGACTGTTATATCTGCAATATTATATAATCCAGCCAGTTCAGGGAAGTCTAATTTTTGTGTTGAAAATTGAACCTCTCCATTTGTTAATCCCAGCATGCTGATGTTTTCGACTAGATTTGGTCCGTTAGGGTCAGAAGGTTCGGTGTGCATGATTAATTGTGCTTTATCATGACCTACTTTATCCAGAAATTCTTTAAACCAATGAATTAGCGTTGCTGATTGTTTTCTTCTGGCGTTTCTGCTATTCCAAAAAACAACGAATTTATCATCTGATATATTAGATTTGTTACGTAGCTCTGTAACCTCTTCCGCTGGCAATGGCTTATAAAATTCAGGATTAACTGCGTGGGGGTGGTAAATCGATTCTACATCAGGCGCAACGTTCTCAACAATATCCTGTGTTACCTTCGAAATAGAGACAACAAGATCAGTTGAATCATACCAGATTTTATTATAATGTGGGTATGGTTTGTTGTCCCATACATGATAATAAACCATAGGAATTAATGAGCGAATCTCATCTTCAATCTCCCACAACCAAGGAAAGAATCTAGGATCCGTCATAAACCATAAAATGTCCGGACGTTCAGTTCTAATAATAGATCTGATCATTTCTTGTGTGCCATATCCGTCAACAGGATAAACCACTAAATTATCTCCCCACTGTTCAAATTTCTGAGGGTTATAATCCTGGTGTTTAACAGCTCCGCCTAAACAAATAAACGAATATTCTCCTGTTCCCAAGAGGTGTTCGACCATGAATCGTGTTTGGGTGCCAACCCCAGACGGCGAATACGGATGATCCGCCAAGACCAATACCTTGAGTTTTTCTTTCATTTTTTACCTATTACAATATTGCGTGTTATAAAATTCACATCCGTAGCCAGATGTGCAAGATAAACGATTCTTTATATATCGTTTGTTTTTTATATTATAAACTGCTTTTTTCAATAGTTTAAGTGAATTTTCTATTTTTTTGTTCCCGCTCGAAACTTTAAAGATCTCAACCTTATTTTTCTTCGCTGTTCTTTTTAGCAAAGCAAAATGAGTCTCAATATTATCTGGGTTAATATCATGCTTCTTAGCAAAGAAAAATTTATAATATGCTAACTGATATGTTGTCATCCTATCAGACTTTCTTCTTGTGTCCCAACCCCAGGAACATGTCTTCCAGTCGATAATATGATATTTCCCATCTTTAGTTTTGAGAACAAGGTCAATATATCCCTTATAGTTGTGTTCGATGCCATCAATTGGAAGATACAGGCTCTCTTCAGCGGAAATAACTTCATAATCTCCAAAATACTCTTTTAGGCCCGGCATAATATATTTCACCAAATTTTCCGCTTGAAATTTCATATCTCTAAGCAGGGTTTTATCCACTTCAACGCCTTTCTCAAAAAGGTCCTGCACTTCTTTTAAGAACCGGTGAGCAAAGTAAGACTTTTGATCTATGGCAGATCTGCTTAATACAGATTTCTCACAAGTATCATGTATTGCTTTGCCAAATGCAGTATATTCATTGCCCACAAACTTTTTAACTTCATCTATATAAGCCAATTTGTGTTTGTAGGCACATTCATTCCAGACTTTCAATTCAGAAAAAGAAACATGTTTTCGAGTCACTTAGGCCCCGCTCTTGGTTTTGGCCGCAGTCTTCTTAGTTGTATTACTTTTAGCTTTCTTTGGTGTTGCTTTCTTGGTGGCGCCTGTGGCCTTGGCTGAGATTGTTTTAACAACAATATTCTTCTTTAAATCGAATTCCCAAACTCTGTGAAGGCGATCAGCGTAATTGCTCTCAACCTTGTGTCCCTTTACCCGGGGCGTAAGAGTATATCCCTTCGGTACAGTATAATTCTCTGCTATATGTTTCTCTACGTCTGCCCAGTAGAATGTTTCTATCTCTTGACTAGTCCACTTACGTCGTTCAACTGTTACCGACAAGGTTAATTTTTCATTCTCTAAATCTTCTTTAAGCTCTATTTTCATAATTAATTTCCTCCGCTACTTTCAAGTAGTTGTAATTTATTATAAATATAAGGACACAAAGCTTTAAGGTAAACTCTTTCTCCTAAATAATACTCTTCGAAACCTCTGGCCCAGTATTCCTGCAGAGAAGTCACTGAATATGGCGCCAAAAACAAGCCGTCTGTTAGTACGCGCAGGGGCCCATAGCCGACGTCTTTATACAAGAATTCATCAAACTCTTTATTTAACTTAGTGTTAAAGAAACTAATGTTACTAGTATCATATCCCTCGTGTGATAGTGTGGACTTCAGACGCTTTAATTTTCCAAAATATTCACCTTCAATCAAACCGTCTTCATAAATAAACTGTTTATAATTATCCTCGACGGCATGGCTTATTTCATGTATTAAATCATCTTTAAAATCTTGCGCGTCGTCTTGTTGATTAGTTATGTAAATCGCGCCGTCTAAATAAATGGAATTGACCTCTCTTTTAAGAAGAAAATCAAACTCGCCAATATAAATCACATCGACTAGCTCAATAAAGTGGTCTGGTATATATGAAAGAATATCATTAAAAACAGATAAAATATCAATGCTTTTGGTAAAACGATCCTTAACAATAACCTGGACCGATCCAAGATTATATTCTGGTAATTTTTGATTATTCTCCTGTATGTGATTGATTATCTTCTTGCTCATTTTTTTGTCTTTCCATTTCCTCGCGGCCTATATCAATATCTTCGACGGCCTGTTGGTAGCCTCTAATCCAGTTTTCCTCTGCTATCGCTAATATAAACTCCGGGAATTCTGCTGCCATTATTTCCACTATCATTTCCACCGTTACTTCTTGATCCTCGGGATCACACTTTTCACCCACGTATTCAACCAAGAAATTCTTAAGATCGTTTTCAGGCTCAACTAGTTTGGCCAACGTTGGGTTTTTATTAAATTCTTTTGCGTTAATTACTTCCATTTTATCCTCACTATAAAACTTTTGATGCCAGGGTCGCAACCTTCGATCTTTCACCCTTGATCAGGGTCATATGGCCGGCTAATTCATATTTCTTTAATTTTTCGACCGCATGAGAAAGTCCGTTAGAGGTTGCATCTAAATATATACTGTCAATCTGTTCTATATCTCCTGTTAATATTACCTTGGTGTTTTCACCCACCCTAGTGATTATAGTCTTTAATTCGTGAATTGTTAAATTTTGCGCCTCATCAATAATAATGAACGCATTATTAATCGAGCGACCTCTTATATATGTTAAGGCCTCAACTTGAATTGTCCCATCCTCAAAAAACATGGCCATTGATTTGTGCTGACCATTCATTAAAAATTCTAAATTATCCTGAATAGGCATAAGCCAAGGTTTCATTTTTTCTTCCATTGTCCCCGGAAGAAAGCCAATATCTTTGCCCATGGGCTGGACCGGACGCGAAACAACCAGCTTTTTGTACTTTTTTGTTTCGATTACTTGCTCTAAACCAGCGGCGATGGCCAAAAGGGTCTTACCACACCCCGCCTTGCCTATTAGGGTAACAATTGGCACATTATTGTCCATTAAAAGGTCAAAAGCGAACGTTTGTTCTTTGTTGCGAGGGCGCAAACCCCAAAGTCCGTGTTGAAACTCAACCACCTTCTTTAGCGGCATATTATAATTCATAAAGCGTGCGAGGGCTGTCTTCTTCTCATTCGCATTAGAGACAAGCATTACAAACTGATTTGGTTTAAACTTGAATTTAACCTCTTCTTTATCAAATTTTATTTCCTCGCCCTCGTAAAACTGATCTATTAGTTGATCGTCTACTAGATGTTTCGCAAAGCCGGTAAATAGTTTTGTTTCATCAGACACAATCTTATTGGGCACATAATCTTCTGTTATAATGCCTAAAGAATCACACTTGACTCGCATATTGATATCTCGCGTAACTACAACGACTCTTCTCCTCTCATTAGCCTTCATCTCTGTTATAGCAGTCGTGATAATCTCGTTATCGGCGCTTTTCAAATCGCAGCCGGCGGGAGCATCTTTTATATCGTAACCCTTAACATAAATAATGCCGCGGCCCTTAGCTAATCTAACGCCCTTGTGTAAGTTGCCCCTGGTTCTTAAGCCATCAAGGATCCTTATTATTGAACGAGCATTTAGGCCGACACCGTCTTGTCTCTTTTTATGTTTATCTATTTCATCCAAGACTTTGAGGGGGACGACGATATCGTTATTTTTGAATTCAAATATTGAATTTGCATTTGTTAAAAACACATTAGTATCAATTACATAGGTTTTTTTCATAATTTGCTTCCTGTACCTCACTAATTATTATATGACTCGAACTAAATTTCTAATCCCTTTATTGCTTCTTGTATCACTATTAATTAGTTGTGCGTTTAATACTCAGGTCAATAAGAAGCTGATGACAGCTAAAAAATCCTTTATTAGGGTCGACGCGATGCTAATTGATGAAGAATGTGCGAGGGCCAGCTGTATAATGCCGCAAAGCATTATTCCCTATGCTACCGCGTCAGGTGCGATTGTACAAATCAAAAATAAATATTTTATATTAACTGCTGCGCATGTGTGTAACTCTAACAATCAAATAATTGGCCAAAAGGAAGTGCATGGCCATGAAGTAAAATTTGTGTTAGTTGATAGAGATAACAAAGAGTTTGAAGGAAAGGTGGCGAAAGTCGACTTCAACTCAGATATATGTTTGTTATATAGTGAAGAAATAACAGGGCCACCGCTTAAACTGGCAGGGAAAAGGCCTGAATATGCAGACAAAATCTATAATATTGCATCGCCGCTGGGAATATCTCATAAAGAAATGGTATTGTTGTTTGAGGGGCATTATTCTGCGAACGTTGACTTGAGAGCCTATTATACGATACCAACAACCCAAGGCTCTTCGGGTTCTCCAATTCTTAATTCAAATGGCGAATTAGTTGGTATGATTCATTCTGTACATGCGAGGTTTCACCATATTGCTGTATCTCCCACTTACACAACACTTTGGAACTTTTTGCATTAAATAAAAAAACCCGCCGGCAACTGAATGTCACGGGCGGGTTCGAAATTTAAATATTAAATTTTATTTTACAGAACGTTCTTTTTGACGAGGAAATAGCCAGTGGCAAATCCTACGACAGCAGAAAGCACTACAGCAAGTGTAACTTCCATATCAGTCATCTCCTCCCGGTGAACCCGGTGTTGGGGTGCTAAACCTGAAATTGGTTTCCTTAAACTCCGTCGGATCTTCCCCGGGGGTTTCCTCCGGCTCAGGCTCTTCTACATCAGTTTCGGTTTCCGTAACCTCTTCCTCGGTCTCTACAACATCCTCAGTCGCAGTAGTATCTGCTTCCTCTTCCGCCGTAGTGTCACCCTCTTCCGCTGTAGTGTCACCCTCTTCAGTAGTGCCGGCATCTGGCTCCGGCGGGGTCACCACATCAGCAGGTGCAGTCTCATTCGGGGTCTCGACGTCGGTGTCGTCCTCACATGCGGCGAGGCTTAAGCCCAAAACCAACAATAATATACTTAAAAACTTCATTAATAATCTCCTTTTAATTTTTGAATGCTTTAAAAAGCTAGCGTCAATATTATAGTTTCTAATTTAAATTTTGTAAAGTAAATATTTCATATCAACTTAATTCTTCTTCATTAATAAGAGTATAAGTAAAGGAATTATCAAACAAATCTGCTGATATATGGCAGAGTTCCATAAATTCATTAAAATTTTGTGTGTTTTTAAAAACTTGACATCCGGCAGAGGCGCCTCTCACAAATTCTCTTTCGTATGAACTAGCGTGTTTGTGAATATTTATTCCAAAGTATCCTTCATCTATTGTCCTCTCACTCATTTCTAATTTCTTGTCTTTGTTATTATCTCTGTACACCTTTACTTTTCCCAATCTTTGAGTAAGAGCAGTATATCGAGTTTTTCCATGAGGTCCAATCTTCCATGTGCCTCTATATTGATCTGGTACCAAAATAGCAGTACCCTTTTTGTTGATTGGCTTTCTTAAAATATTTGGGCCCGGGTCTGTTGTAATCTCATATGAATTAACGACCCATTCTTTATCTTCGTCTCTGTAGATAACTACCATCAAATCATCAAATTTAGTAGCATCATGATCGCCGCTTCGGACACCGATAATATTAAGATTGTATTTTTTGTTATTGTCAAAAGTAACGTATCCTTTGCTTTTCATCGCTGAAAAGAAACGATCCTTTATTAGCTTAGCTTGTAGCCCTTTTATAACTGACACATTAATCTCCACAAACGGATTCGATGATCAGGCGCGCAACCACATAATATTCTGCTTTAATCATTTTAATAATCCAATTTATCAAAGTTAACTTTAACCAACCTAGCTAATTGAACTAATTCGCTGGTTGGTAGATTATCATCAAATTTAATTTTTTTAGATCTCAAAACACGCTTCAAAACCACTCTTTCCTGAATATGGCTCTCAATGCCGGCCTTAAGAGCCTCATCTTTGAGCATTTTTCTTGTAGGTTTATACAATTTTGATAATTCATTGTACTCGCCTAAATAATGCACTGCTTCTTCTAGATATTGTTTTTTTGTAGTCATAATCACCTTTAAAATTGGTAGGGCAGACGGGGCTTGAACCCATATGTTACCAAATACTCTTTCTACGCTTTATAAGAACGAGGAGATACTGCCCTCCATACGTAGAGTATAGGGACACTAGGTAAATCAATCAAGAAGTAATTTGCGCTTGTCTCCGCCGGCCTCATTTAAGCTATTCTCTTCTTTCATTTCCTGAAATTGCAAGGAGGCCAAATGAGGATACTTTTCAAACAGTTCCGGCAGCGTCAAGTTCTCTTTTTGCTGCAGCTTCTCTATTTCTTCTGCTATTTTTCCCACGTTTCTTTTCCTTTTTCTTATTGAGAGGTTTAGGTTCTTCAAAGTCTGGGTGGAGTCTAGTTTTTACCACATAACGCTGAGATAGTCTTCGAACCTTGACTTGCATCCCTTTATGTTGGCCACTTTCTGCCCATATATTTAGTAATTTATTTCTTGCAGAGTCCGCGGACTCGTAAGTCTGGTGATATGATTCATTTTTCCAAAATTTATTAATTTTGTTGTTTACTGTCATTAATTCCTCACTATAGTAATATTAACTGCTCTTCTTATAATATATTATAATATATAATAAATAATAATTTAAATTCTAAGTTAATTATTTTCTAAATATACGGGCACCCTTGTAAGGCTCCTCTTTTTCAATATTTCCGGATTATAATATGCGCGCAGATCACCAATGGTCATTGGCCAGGCCGGACAGGGGCGCCTACGACAGCTACCACCGCCGCCCACCTTGATCCACACCGCGGTCTCATCACTCAAGCCTCGTTCATTGGCCCAATTTAACTGTGATTCCAGCGCGTTCTGAACTTGAGTGTTATCAAAATTAATTTTTTTCATGGCCTCATCAGGCTTTATAACTTGATTCCCCGCGCTCCGCAAATTATCAGTTGACCTCTCATTTGAATAAAGATCTTCCGGACCCTTTATGGGTCCCTTAAGATCTGCACATTGCGGGAAACCAGGGGCGCCATCTTGGCATAATATTACCCATTTTTTTTCTACCTTGTCTTTAAAAACGCGAATTTCTTTAAATGATAATGACGCAGTATCAAAGGTTTCAAGATCTAATATAACCGGTCCATCGGCGCCGAGAAAATCAAATTCAAATATTTTCCGATACTGATCACCGCGCAAGCCTAATTCTGCGGCGCGCTCGTCCTGCCCTTCCGCACCCCGGCGTCGAGTTACACCTTCTTTCAAATAAGATCGCCAATTTTCAAACAGTTTCTTCATATTAATAAATAGTTAACCAGGTATTATAACTGCCCAGTCTTTTTCCATTATGCATCCGATACATTGTCAATATCTGCTGTTGCCACACCAATTATAGAACCAATATTTGCTGACGCAACCCCGATAACTGCGTTGCCATAGCCCGCTGCGGCTTCTGGCGCGCCTAGTGACTGATCAAGCGTCCCTGCTTTAAAAACTATTTTAGCAGTTGGAGGCATTTGTTGGTATAAAGAGCCCGCTGTAAAAACTATTTTCATATTATGTTGCCGTTATTGAAATATCACTAAAAGAGCTTGTAGACAAAATAGCGCCCGACAGTACTAATTCTAGAACTTCATCCTGAACAAGGTTTCCTCCCGTA